CTTCTTCAAAACCAGCCAAGTCAACGGCTATGTAGTAATCTCCAATCTCTGGCTCCTCTCCGAATTGAACCCAATCTTCTCTGAACATCTCTGAGCCTCTGGCTTCAAATGAGGCCATGAACTCTTGACGGAAGGCGTAACTCGACATTGATTTCTTCGCCATGTCGATTTCAGAGGCGTCCAACAGCGGGTTATCGTAGCTGGTGAAATGCCAGCCCCTGTAAGTCTCATCGTCACCTAACTCTGCGTACTTGTATAGTTCGTAAAAGTGATTCCTGCCCATAGGCGTACCTATGAACATCGCTGAACCCTTTTGGTCAGCTAGTGCTGGACGGAGGATTTGCTCCCATACGTCAGGCTTCATGTCTGCGTACTCGTCCATCACGAGAAACTTCAAGGACACACCACGCATTGTCTCAGGCCTGTCGGCTCCCTTGAGACTAATCGTGGCCCCGTTGACCAGCCTGATCTGCAGGTTGTTAATGTGTGATCCTGCAATCACAGGGTGTCCTAGCTCCAGAAGGGTCTGCCACATGATGTCACGGGCCTGACCCTGAGTGGGCGCAACGTAAAAAACTTGACCTTTGTCGGTCTGTAGTGCATTAATGATTAACATCCAAGCAGCAAGACGAGACTTCCCTGTTCTTCGTCCTGCGGCTACTACCTTGAACCTAGTAGGATCAGAGTAGACTTCCTGCTGCCAAGGCAACAGTTGTACGTTTAAGTCTGTCACTTAGTTTGTGCAAACTCCAGCGTCATCTGAAGAGTCAAACTGGACGTCACCACAACCGTACTTACCATCGTTGTTAGTGTCACACCCACGTTGCCACGTAATCATGTCAAACGTCAGGCCCTCGCTCCACGGAACGTAAACCTTACACCACTCGTGTGACCCTACAGAAAAGTCATCAGTTTCCTGCGGTACGTGATCTCTGACGGACCAAGGCTTCTGAGCGTGAAAGAACGTGTCTTTGTTGCCCATAAGCTGACGCTTGAACAGTGTACTGTAAGGAGTACTGATGTAGATTTCTTCGTTGGGACCAAGCGTGTACGTAGATCCATCGTCGTAGTTAATGACAGTCTCTCCGTAAGCAGACAGAGCTACTAGAGAGAAAAAGAGGGTCAGGACTAGTCCCAAGAACATTTCGTTTACTGATTTCATTTGTCGAGTTCTCCTACGCTGTTTAGGGCTTCGTTAAATTCTTTTGACCCACCAAAGTGGTAAAAGATTTGGGGTATAGATCGTTTACCTGTCAACTGTTCTACCAAGTCCCATCCTGCTTGACCCGGAGGAATGTGTACGTACTTGTAGTCTAAGTCGTACTCTTTTGCTGTTTTCTTTGCCCTTCGACACGCAGGACACCAATCAGCACCAACTATAGTAATCACCTTATATTCCGTTAAAGTTGTTTAAATTAAAGGGTGAATACAAGAGATCAAAAGTCACTACTACTTCCACGTTACCTGCACTTCCTGCTGAGGCTTTAATAATGTCACCTCCTTGTAAAACAAAGATAGCGTTACCGTCTATTAACAGGTTATCTTTTGCAGATACGTTTGTTCCGTTATATATGTACACATCATCTGTTGGGGAAGGTTTATCTACAAACACAGTAATATCGTTAGTAGAGTTGTGTAGGTTAGAAACAAACAACATATTCCAATGTGCTACAAAACTATCTGGAATTGTAACTAGAGTCTGTGTTGATGTGTCTGTTAGGTTTACATTCTTAGTGTATAACATCAGGAATACGTCCAAATTACAGGAACAGTGCCCCGTGTATCTACGTGAATAAAGTCACCAGCGACCCCTATGCCTGTAAATCCCATAGACAGAGCCTCTCTTATTAGCGTGTACCGTTGAGCAGAGTTAGTTATTTTGATGTCTGCTGCTATGCCTTGCGCGTGGGTGCCCGGTATCTCTTTTCTGGCCTCTATGGGGTGGCTAGGGCTTCTGTAGCCGCTGGTGATAACAAAAGGGAAACCGCAGTTGTCCCTTAGTGAATCGAGTTTGTCCAAGAATTCCTGCTCCATACGGTTCTCACCAGTATGTTGGCAGTTAAACTCTTCTTTAGTGAAGTATTTCAATTTACTTTGGTCCTCAGATACGCAAAGAGAAGCTCAGACTGCTCTTCAGCCTCATCAATCCACGAGTTCGCCTTCGATTGTGCTACTCTCTGGATAGCCATCAGCAACTGTTGCGCCTCCAACCCCAGTGATATTAATCTGGATTGCACTTCTGCCTCCATCTTTGGTAACCTCCTTCTCAAATGCACCTACAGGTAGTATCCTGTCCATTACTAGCTTCCAAGCTGCTGCTTGATTCTTGTGATCGTTGTCCAGAGCAGCATCAAATATGGTCTGTAACACTAATTCAGACTTAGGGCTAGCTAACATTCTAGCTTTGTACTCGTTAATTATAGAAGCATCACCCTTAGGTCTGCCTACTTTGCCTCTAGAACCCGCAGTTTTAGCCTTAAGCTCAGATTTCTTGGGTCTACCCCTTTTTCTTTTACGTAAATTAACTTCTTTACGTTCTGCTGCCTGTTGCGCTAGGGTGTCAGTCCTAGAGTCGCTACTTAAGTTGCTGTCTCTTGACGACATTATCCTGTTTCCTTATGTTTAACTCTAGTTCGCATGAGTCCCCTGCCTAAGATGCAACAGAAGAGGGGATCTATACGAACGGTTTAGTAGTCAACTAAGGCCCCGCATCTGTGTTACTAAATACATCCTAGTATCTGCTTATTATTTTACCATACTTTTACTCAAAAGTCAAGTCTTTTTTGTACTATTTTTAACTGTAGTCCCGCCCCCGGATAAAACACAAGGTAAAACAAACGTTTAGCTAGAGACTAAATTATGTTATTTTTTACTAGTTTTAGCTTAATTTTACCCTCTTGTGAACAGAGGTGGCAACACACGTGTCAGCCATGCGTCAACCCCCTCCCCCCGTGTCAAAACAGAGGGCCACCCCAAAGTTGGCATGGATCTTGCTAATGCAATACTCGTGCCAACACGAGAGGCCCCCAACATTGGCACAGTATTTGCTAATGCAAAACTTATGCCAACACGAGAGGCCACCAAAGTTGGCACGGGTTTTGCATGGGGTAAACCTAGGGCCGCAACCACAGATGACACACGTAATCAAGTGTAAAATTCACGTTGACAAAGTGTGTGTGCCAGAGTAGGACCCTCTAGCCAACCTCAAGCATACTCAACACAAGATGTCAAGGGATAAATTCATGCGACCTTTTATACACACGCGCACGTGCGAATAGCACAGAACAACACCAGCAGTCAATAGTCTAACTGTGTTAATATTCACACAAAAGAATACTTGCGGATCTCATTGGTTGCGGTATGATGGTCACAAGTCGGAAGCAAGGGTGCTACCGACACAAACAAACAAAGGTACATACTCATGGAAAACGTAACACGCACAAAGGTATTCGGTCGTTCTGTCATCATTCGTAAGCGAGTAAGCAAACGCAAGCCCATTGGCTACGCTAGCGGCTCATGCTTCCACAAGCTAGATGCTGGCTACTGGTCGCTATACGTGAGCCTACGCAAGCCACAGCGCAACATCGGGTTTGGTAAAATTACCGACAAATAAGACTTGTGTTTAACAATGGGCATCTGCTAAGGTGCCCATGATTAAACGCAAGCAAACGAGGGTAACACCATGTCAAACACAAGGCACTTAAGAGTAGCCAAAAACGACATTAGCGGACTATGGGAGTTTAGGGTAGACAGTCGTCTGATCTCTGCTCACGAGACTTACATGGGCGCAGAGGGTAGGCTATACTCTTATGATCTTATGTATGCAGAGCAGGGTATCGCCACAGAAATAGTGCTAGACACTAGGGGAATTTAATCATGTCAAACACAACTTACAATGGGTACGAGTCATACGACCACTGGAACACAGCACTGTGGCTAAACAATGACGAAAGGCTGCATAACCTAATGCAAAACAAAGTAGAACTGGCGGTATACATGGTTTGCACTAGGCAACAGGCGATCCACGAACTGATGCGCGAGTTGCCAGAGTTGACACCGGATGGCGCTGTGTGGCAGGTTGACACAATCGAAGACCTATTCGATGAAAACTACCAAGACCAAATAGCGTACAGTTAAAGGAGCACGAGACTATGACACTACAGGACGCAGTGAAAGCGTACATTCACAAGCTAGAGAACGACTCGCCTATCGTGAGCACTTCTCACGCTCACTATGCGGCATATGCTAAAATGTTTGGTGACGACGTTTGGCAAAAAGCGTTAGACGATTATTTTGAATCACAGAAAAAGAGAGGGTAAAACCATGAAAGACTATAGCGTATTTTGGAATCACAGCCACTACCCAGAAGTGACACGGGAGTACCTAGGCATACTGCCAGAGTTTTTTATCAGCGCTACACACGGACTAGGCGACACTGGTTCTCTAGACGCTGTAGCGGATGCAATGGACGCTGTGTACGGGTTTGGTGGCTTTCAGTACCCGTTTGGTGGGACTGTGGCAGAGTCAGGAGCTTACCAGAGCCCAGAGGACCCAGACTTGCAACCGTACGCCACGATCAGCTACCTTGATAGGTTTACAATGTACTGCTACCCTTACGCCATCACAGCGATCAGGGACAACGACACAGGCGAGACAAAAATCGGGAGGTTTGACTGATGGAAAACGACATACTGTGGCTTTTGGCTCTGGGTTGTGGTTTAATCTGGCTTTGGTTGGCACTAGACGAGGAGTTAGACTAATGGCTAGACGATACGGGCAGCATCAAACGGAGGTTCAGGTAGACGCTGAGTGGGCGACACTTGATGTGGTAGTACACTGGACGCTAGACTCCGACGATCATCAGGACCTTGTGACCATTGACAAAATCACAGTAGGTGAAAAAGATTTGTACGAAGGGTGGAACGAGGACTACTTTTATAGTATAATCAACGACGAAGTTTTAGCAGGTGCTGACTACCATTGGACAGACCACGGGGACTAATTATGACTGACGAGACAATGGGACTAAAATTATATTCTGTATGGGAAGAGCACGATAACCCAAGGGCAAAAACCGCAAACTGGTTTAGGTATAGACACGGGATAAAACACTGTAGACCGCAAAGAGACGATCTTTTAAATATTCTTTTACCAGCTTTTGAAGAATACGCACAGGACTTTTTACGGTTTTCAGAGGATGATGATTACGATTCAGAGGATGCGTTATACGCAGCAATATCAAACGGCAGGGGCCTATCTAACGTAACACGTGGAAATATCTCTATAGACCTAGCCAATGCTGTCTTGGATTACTTTGTTGACAATGGGCACGTAGAGATATTAGAATCAAAATTGAAAGACGCTCTGGAGAAGCTGGAGGAATCTTCAGTATATAAAGAGTTTCCCTTTGAATTAAGTAAAAGCATAGTGGAGAAACGTGAATTATGAACATATTCTACCTAGACCGTGACCCACACGAGGCCGCTAGGCTACAGTGTGACCGTCACGTAGTCAAAATGATCCTAGAGACAGCACAGCTACTGTCAACAGCACACAACGAGCTTGACGGTGGGCAGATTGCGTACAAGTCTACGCACAAGAACCACCCCAGTGCAGCATGGGTGCGTCAGAGTCGCCATAATTACAGGTGGCTCAGGAGGCATCTGGAGGCTCTAGGAGACGAATACACGAGACGCTATGGTAAGGTACACGCTACCATGCAAAAGCACTCAGAGACGCTTATGTGGCCTCCTAACAACATTCCTGACGGTGGTTTCACAGATCCACCCCAGTGTATGCCAGACGAGTGCAAACACAGCGATACTGTGGTAGCATATCAGACGTACTACAACCACAAAGCAGACGATTGGGACGCACGGGGCATCCCTATGCGCTGGTACGGACAGGAGGCAGTATAATGAACGACTCATACGATGTAGAGATCATGGTCAGGGAACTGACGGAGTACGAGATAAACTTCCTAGATTTCCCTACGGTAATCAGGATGGTAAAAGAACAGATACGCAAACGGTATGACGCCATGACCTACCCAGAACTGGTAGAGGCGTACGAGGGTGTGTTCAACTGGCCTGAGACTGAGAACATGAGGGATGTCTTATGAGATGCAAGGCGTGTGACGTTATCTTAGATGACGTAGAGACAGCGAAGAAGGACGCTAACGGAGTACACTACGATATGTGTACAGAATGTCTGACAGTCTCTATCGCTACCCATTGGGAGCTAGAGAACATGGAGTCAATACCTATTGACGGTAATATTTCACAGGATGAGGTGTTGCAATTACAGGAAAACTATGATAACATCTTAAGTAGTCTAAAGGATTACTAAAGATATTAACTAAAGGAATAAACTAATGGGTAATACTACAGAAGTACTACAGGAGAAACTAAATATGTCTAGATTTACTATAGTTATGTGGGAAAACCAAGATCAAGAACACTTGCGGGAAATTAAATCAGGTTTTGATACGAAGAAACAAGCTATGGACTGGGCAGTTAAAGATAGGGAGTTTTACGGCTGTGGTTATTGGGACTTAATTGACGAGGAGGAGTTGCAAGACGAAGAATAGTGTGGTATACTATAGGTGTCCTCTGGGTAATGGGGGACTTTTTTCAACAACGAGGATTATCTCATATGTCAAGTCAAGTTATCGAAGGTGTGGTGAACTTCTCAAACGTCACCAAGCACGATGTGTACAACGGTCAGGACACTGGCGCGTTCTCTATGACAATCACTATGTCAGAGGACGATGCGGCAACACTGGCGGCACAGGGTGTCAAGATCAAGGACTACGAGGGCAATAAACAGCGTAAGTTTAAATCCAAGTACACCATTGGTCTGTACGATGCTGAAGGCAACGTGTACACGGGTGAGGTTCCGTATAACTCCCGTGTGCGTCTGAAGTACAAGACGGGTCCAGCACACCCCGTCCACGGTACTCCTACGTATCTGGAGGCTGTGAAGGTGCTAGAGGAAGCAGAGGTATCAGCAGAGGTGGCTGACTTCTGATGGATTCTAAATTCCTACACCACGAGGAATGTCCCAAGTGCGGTAGTAGGAACAATGTGGCGGTTTACTCCAACGGTGGCCGCCACTGTTTTTCTGCCGACTGTGACTATCACGTAAACGGTGAAACAGGAGAGGAAACTGAGGTGACAACACCTAGTAACCTAAACATGGGTGGGGTGGTAGCTGAGATACCAGAGCGCCGTCTGTCTGCTAAGACCGTCAAGCAGTATCAGGTCACGGTGGAGTACGATGCAAACGGTAAGATCGCCAGGCACTACTACCCGTACTATGATGTAGACACGGGCGAACTGGTCGCTGCAAAGTCTCGCGTAGTCAAGACCAAAGACTTCCTATCGTCAGGAACCATGTCCAACGTAGGTTTGTTTGGTCAGAAGCAGTGCCGTGGTAGAGGTAAGTTTATCACGATCACTGAAGGCGAACTGGACGCCATGTCTGTCTACGAGATGTTTGGACAGAAGTACGATGTGGTATCTCTCAGGTCAGGCGCTGGCAGTGCGTCAAAGGAGATCAAGGCACAGCTAGAGTGGCTTGAGGGTTACGATAATGTGGTCATCTGCTTTGACCAAGACAAGGCTGGGGAGCTAGCAGTAGAGCAGATCAAGGACCTGTTCAGCCCCAACAAACTGAAGATATGTACACTGCCCCTGAAAGACGCCAGTGAGATGCTCATGGCTAACAGGGTGCAGGAGTTTACACAGGCTTGGTGGGACGCCAAAGTGTACAGGCCGGACGGTATCATTGCTGGTGCTGACACGTGGGAGGCGCTGGTCAACAAGCGTCAGGTGCAGAGCATACCGTACCCGTGGGATGGACTAAAT